GTCTCACCGACGCTGAAGATCTGGTTGCTGCACAGCTACGACATCAAACCGGCTGATGTGGCACTGGCCTTTGATGACCGGGCAGACGTTCTTCAAGCCTACACCGATTACGGAATCGCCACGACCTGCATCCTTGACAGTGAAGGCGGGAAGATCCCCGGCTTGAACTTGGAGCAAGGATTCTTGATAGCGTCCAATGCCCCAAAGATTACAGCGGCTGAGATCTTGATGGAAGCCGGTAAGACGTACGGCGAACGCAACAAGGTGTACGGCGACAACTACCGCAACGTGATGCCCGTTGTTGAAGCACTCTTTCCGGACGGCGTTCCACCAGAGTTAATCTTGACCAACTCATGGCACCTCTTTGAGTTGATGATCGTTAAATTTACCCGGTTCGCGAACTCAGAATTCACGCACAGGGATTCCATCCACGACGCCGCAGTGTACGCGGCAATGATTGAAGCTAACATAGCCACAGGAGAATTGTAATGCCTTGCCCTACAGCACTAGTAACCGGATCGGGATCCGGACTCGGAAAAGCGATAGCAGACCGGTTGACGAAGAACGGCTGGATGGTTTATCGCTGGGACAAACAAGGTGGCCATGACGTTCGTGACCCGAACGGAATGCGAATGCCAGCCCACCTCGACATCTTAATTAACTGCGCCGGGGTGAACCGCATCAGCTGGCTGAAGGATCTGGACGACGAGACGTGGGATCTGGTTATGGACACCAACGCGAAAGGGATCTACAAAATGACCCAAGCGTGCCTCGAAGGATTGAAAGCTGCCAAGGGTACAGTGGTCAACATAGTGTCCAACGCAGCCCACATGCCCATGCGGTGCTCAGCAGCGTACAATGCTTCCAAGGGAGCCGCGCTGATCCTCACCAAGCAACTGGCACGGGAATTGATCGGTGATGGCATCACAGTTTTCAGCGTCAGCCCTAACAAGTTGAAGGGAACCGGGATGAGCGATGACATCGACAATCAAGTTGTCGAGACCAGAGGCTGGACAATGGAAGAGGCTCAACGCTATCAGTTAGCCGGGTTGCTTACCGGGAAAGAAACTGATCCACACGCGTGCGCCGAATTCATCTGTTGGCTCTTGCAAGAAAAATACCGTCACGAGGCACTCGCCGGTTGTGACATTCCATACGGCTTATAAGGAGACTCCCATGCCGAAGTTTAAAATAGAACAGTTAGCAATCAATCCCAAGAACCCCGGTCAAGCGAAAGTGCTTCTGGCCGCAATGGGATTCGATGATTGGGTTAACGATCACGTTGTCGCCGCCGGACATGTCAAGGGTGCGCCGGGTTCAAACGAAGCCGACCTGTCATTCAACTACGGGATCTTCCCCGGTGAGTTCGAGGTGCTGGATTACACCACCGGCCCGAATTGGGTTGATGAGATTGAAGGCGCAAACGTCAGCCACATCGGAATGCATTGCACAGAAGAAGAGCTGGCCGAATGGAAAGTTGTCTTTGGCCAATTCTACATTCAGATTGCTCAAGAGGTCTGGACAGAATCTCACACCAACGAAGCGATCAAGGGTAAGCGCAGCTATCATTACTGCATCTTCGATACCCGAGACATCCTTGGCTGTGACGTGAAGTTCATCGTGCGCAAAGATCTCGGTGAAGCCCAGCTTGAATTAGCGTTATGAAGACTGCGGTCTTTGACACAGAGACCACCGGGATCCCGAAGCACCCGAATGCCAAGGATGGCGTTCAGCCTAGGGTGATTGAATTCGCCGGGGTGATTGTTAATAAGCGTGGGACGGTTCTTGAAGAGCTGTCCCTGCTCATTAACCCTGAACAACCGTTGGAAGAGATCATCACCAAGATCACCGGGTTGACCGATGAGGACTTAGCACAGGAACCAACATTCGTGGAAGTGGCACCGCAGATCAGAGCGTTCTTTGACAAGGCCGACGCGGTTCTGGCACACAACCTTCCCTTTGATTCAAACATGCTCAACCTAGAAGCCACTAGGAACAATTTGGAGCCGTGGCCTTGGCTGACTAAGCTAATGATCTGTACGGTTCAGGAGCACGCTGAGGAGTGGGGGAGACGGCCAAAGCTGACTGAGCTTTACGAACACTACGCCGGTAAGCCGTTAGCCCAAACTCACAGAGCGATGGACGACACAAAGGCGCTGGCATTCGTTGCCAAGGCCGCAGGAGTGCTATTATGATTCCCCAACTCAGAACGCGGTCAGAGTACAGCTTCAGAACCGCCTATGGCCCGGTCAAGACGATTGCCGCAGCACTGGCCGCAATGGAATGTCCCGCAGCCGGGTTGGTTGACACGTCCGGTACGTGGGGACACGTAGACTGGGAGAAGAATCTGCTTGAAGCCGGGGTAGAGCCGTTATTTGGTTCAGAGTTCGTCATGGCAGATAAAGCTACCCACGGAGCGCCACGCTACTGGGCGATCGCAGAAGACCTTGTGCACTTCTATAGGTTCAGTTCCCGCCCACCAGAGGACGCAGCAGCCCTGGCCACACGGCAAGGAGTCGTCGTGTTCGCTGGCGCTGCCCTCACGGATCCGGATACCTTTGACTACATTGACATCAATCCCAGATCAAAGCGCAGAACCCGGCAAGCCATGGCATTGCACAAAGCTACCGGGAAACCGATGGTGGTGACCTCTGACAACGACTACCCTGCCCCGGCTGACCGACTCCGGTTCTTGGCTTGGGATGACTCTCAGAAGATGACCCCACAACACATCCTCACTGAAGAGGAACTGCGTCACGAGTTGAGGTGGATGCCAACCGCGATGTTGAACAAAGCGATAAAGAATACTCACGAGGTGGCAGAGCGTTGTACGGGACAACGAACCCGACAAGCCCCTATCATCTCAGTGGACGGCGATCTTGAAAAGATGGTTCGCAAAGGCGTGGCTCGCCGGGTGAATGCAGGTCACATCAAACGGTGGACGCCAGAGCACCAAGCCAGGATGGACAGGGAACTGAAGCTGATCACGGAAAAGGAATACGACAGCTACTTCATCGTGGTCGCCGATATGGTGATGTGGGCAAAGGAACGAATGTTGGTTGGACCGGCTCGCGGTTCATCGGCCGGATCCCTAGTCTGCTACTGCCTCGGAATCACAGAAGTGGATCCGCTGGAACACGACCTCATCTTTGAACGGTTCATTGACCTCAACCGGGATGACCTCCCAGACATCGACATCGACTTCAATGACCAGAAACGGTTTGAGGTTATGGATTACCTTGCTGAGAAATACGGACGCGACAACGTGGCCCGGATCGGATCCATCAACCGGCTGAAGCCGCGTAGTGTGATTGCGCACGTTGGGAAGAAGTTAGGGATCCCCCACGGCGCGGCTTTCGGCGTCACAAACGTACTGATTGAATACTCATCAGGGGATTCACGTTACGGAAAAGGATTGGAGGACACACTCAACAACACACAACCGGGGAAAGACTTTATGGCCGCATACCCGGAAGCTGCGTTGATGGGTGAGCTGGAAGAGCACGCCAGTCATACAGGCCAACACGCCGCCGGGGTAATCGTCAGTAACGAACCGGTGACTGATTATTGTACGGTGCGCGATGGCATCGCACAAGTGGACAAGAAAGGAGCCGAGGCGCTGAACCTTCTCAAAATTGATATCTTGGGTCTGCGTACTCTTGGAGTGCTCGAAGATACGGGAGTGTTGGAACCGCAGCAGTTTTATGATCTGCCATTGGACGATCCAAAGGTGTTCGCGGTTCTCAACCGTCATCAGTACTCAGGGATCTTTCAATTCGAAGGCGCAGCCCAACGCCGGGTCGCAGCACAGCTTGATGTGACTGAGTTCATGCACATCGACCACTTGACTGCTTTGGCTCGTCCCGGCCCACTGGGTGGTGGAGCTGCCAACACGTATTTGAACCGACACGCTGGCAGAGAGCCGGTGACCTACACTCATCCGTCAATGGCCGAGTACCTTTCTGACACCCAAGGCGTTGTGCTTTATCAAGAACAGGTTATGCGCATTGTGCGTGAGCTTGGAAAGTTCAGTTGGGAAGAGACTTCAACAATCCGGAAGGCTATGTCTGGCCGCAAGGGTAAAGAGTTCTTTGATCGCCGGGGTGAGATCTTCATGAAGGGTGCAGAGACTGTCGGGATGTCTCCGGAGGAAGGCGCTGCTGTCTGGGAGTCGATCTGTAACTTCGGCGCGTGGGGAATGAACAAGTCACACACCGTCAGCTACGCAGTGATCAGCTACTGGTGCGCGTGGATGAAAGCCTACCACCCGATCAAGTACGCGGCTGCATGTCTGAGACACGCCAAGGACGAAGAACAGGCACTGGAGATTCTCCGGGAGATGGTATCGGAAGGCGTACCGTACACGCCGTTTGACCCGTTGCTGTCAGAAGAGAACTGGGCAGCGAAAGACGATCGGCTTGTTGGCGGCTTCACGAACCTGCATGGCATTGGCCCGGTGAAAGCCGCAGCTTATATTGCCAAGCGCAACGCCAGTGGCCTTGAAGAAAAGGATCTGGAGAAGCTAGCCAAACACAAACCGAAACACCTTGACCTTGCTGAAGGCAGAACGAAGTGGGGATGGCTCTACGACGATCCTTCAAAGCACAGAGTCAGAGGCCGGATCAAGTTGTTTGGTGACCTTGAAGACTTCGAGGATGCATGCGTGATCTGTAAGCTGGTTCGTCGTGAGCGCCGGGACGAAAACGAAACGGTGCGTGCGGCCAAACGCGGCTACGACCTTGAAGGCCAGACGCTGTTCCTTGATATGTTTGTCGTCGACGATTCAATCACCAAGCCGATCGTGATGAGGATCAAACGAGACAAATGGCACACCGTTGCAGAGCCAATTGCTGACCGCGCCGTGAACGGTCAAGACTGGTTCTTGGTTAGAGGAAAATGGTTGGCACAATTCAGTATGATGATCGTTAAGCGGATTCGCTGCTTGACGAATGAGGAGTTGTTCAATGAGAAAGCAAGAACAGAAACTTTGGGACACGATGAAGCGTCAGTTAACGCCAAGTGAGTTCTGGATGCAACGCATAGAGAATGTAATGATCAGCGGCATGCCTGATGTGTATGTTGTCAGCGACGCCGGTCGAACCGCGTGGGTGGAACTCAAAGCGCCAACCCGGCCAAAGCGTGACAGCACTCCGCTGCTGGGGAAGTCAGAAGGACTCTCAGTTGAACAAATCAACTGGCATATCATTGCGGCCCGACGCGGCTTGCGAACGTATATCTTAATTCGATGCAGCTTGGGCTCTGTGTACCTTGTAGAAGGCAAGCATTCTGCCAACATAAACGCCATGTCAGTGGTCGCCATGACCCCGTGGACAGTCAGCTGGGAAGACCTCAGAAGGATACTAAAATGAAAGGTTGTAAACTACTCGCGTTATTGCTAATCCTAACCGGGTGCTCTGGCTACATGTCCAAGGCCGACATTGACGCCACCTGCCTTGAGCACCGGCTGATCATCACGGAGCGATTCGTTTATGCTTGTCACGCACTGGAGCCGTTGCAATGAAAACAGAACCGATGACACAACAGGTTGATGCCTTGGTGGCTATGGAGAACCGCGAGTTCTACGCTTTGGGCGCGGAGCAGGGAACCGGGAAGACTTGGGTCGCATTGGCGGACGCAGAACGTCTGTGGCGCAATGGACGCATCAACGGAATGTTAGTGGTAACGCTCAACGGCGTCCACGACAACTGGGTACGGAGAGAGATCCCGGCTCACCTTGAATGCGAGCACCACGCGGTAGCTTGGAACAGCAAAGCCGGAAAGCGTGAAATGGCAAAGATCGAACGGGTGCTTCACGCTGATGAATCCGAGCTGGCCATCCTCACAATGAACATCGACGCGATCAACACCAAGAAAGGATCTGCGTTCGTGGATCGGTTCATGGATCGCTACACAGTTTATATGGTGATGGATGAGTCACAGATAATTAAGAACCCGCAGAGCAAAGCCAACAAACGGGCTAAGGTGCTTGGAGAGCGAGCCGCGTACCGCAGGATCCTTTCTGGCACATTGGTCGCCGACAAACCGTTGGATCTCTTTGGCCAGTATCACTTCCTTGCGGATGGGTTGTTGGGCACGACTTCTTACCGGGCATTCGTTAGCCGGTACGCGGTCATCCTACCTCAGCACCACCCTCTTGTTCAGCACGCCAAGGCAGCGAGCCGGGGTAGAGGTGAACCCCAGATCATTGCCAAGGACAAGGACGGCCACCCTCAGTACCGTAACCTTGAGAAGCTGAAGGAACGACTGCGCCCGCACACCTTCCGAGTGTTGAAAAAAGACTGTATGGATCTGCCAGAAAAGATTTACCAGTCTCATTACTTTGACCTCACCCCGGCGCAGCGACGAACGTACAATCACTTGAAAGAGAATCTCAGAGTTGAATGGGGTGACCGCGAGCCGACTATCGTTGACCGGCTTTCGGCGCAAACAAAGCTGCAGCAGATCACTTCCGGTTACATTCTTGAGGACGGCGAGCCAACCATTTTGATTGAGGACAACCCGCGCACTGCGGCATTCGTATCTCTGTTGGGAAATATCGATGGATCTATCCTTGTCTGGGCACGTTACCGCGCCGAAGTTGATCAGATAGCGCGTGCTTGTTCACTAAAACGGATCCCTCACGCGGTTTACTACGGTGACACCAAGAAGGTTGACCGGGAGAAGGCAGTTGACGATCTTCAGTCAGGAGAGGTCAAGGTGTTCATTGCAACCGAAGCAGCCGCCCGTGGGTTGACATTGACCAAGGCCGAGACGAGCATTTATTATTCCAACAGCTTTAAGCGTGAGGTGAGAGTTCAATCAGAAGATCGGAACCACCGCAAGGGTACGGTGAACCCGGTTGTGTACATTGACTTGGTTGCCAAGGACACCGTTGATGAAGACATCGTGAAAGCCCTGCAGATCAAAACCGCAGTGGCCGACTTCGTGATGGATTTTTAATACAGCTCTTGGACTGTGCGCGGGTGAACTTGAAGGTGGATGTGTGCGCCCTGACCAACATCGTGGAAGATGGCACAGCGCATCACAGGCCGGGTTGTGTCGTACGTCCACTTGGCGTTGATCTGCCCTGCCAGCCTCTCAGCGGTCTCTGTATCAAAATCTCTCGTCCGGAGATCGCAACCGCGTAATGGCAGTGCGCCGTGGACTCCGCTATCGCCGATCCGGTAAAGGGAGGTGATGACCGGCTCA